CCATGCCGGAAACGACTGACCTTACCCAAGACCTGAGTAAAAAACCTTCGGTCGTCAAGCATCTGCTTGATGTGTATAAGGATATTGTTCAGGGCTATCAGGACCAGAATGAACGCGCCGATGATATTCTGGATTATTGGGATTTATATAATTGCAAATTGACCGGCAAGCAGTTTTATAACGGTAATTCCCAGATATTCGTACCTATTATTGCTGAAGCTGTTGATGCTCGCAAGACGCGGTTTGCTAATCAGATTTTTCCGACGAATGGCCGTTATGTCGAGTGTACGACTGAAACCGGCGAAGCTCCATTCGCGCATATGGCTTTGCTTGAGGATTATATCGGCAAGGCTAAACTCAGGCAAAAAATCATGCCTGCATTGCTCAAGAACGGCGATGTCGAGGGGCAATATACGATTTATGTCACATGGTCTAAAAACACGCGGCACACGACTAAGCGTGTTAGCAAGGGGGCGATGGTTGCTGGTATGGAGATGAAAGATGCCGGTGAGGTCGAGGATATTGAAGAAGAAGAGGTTACAGACAGTTTTCCCGATGTTCAGGTTATCCCCGATATAGATTTTTTATTATTGCCTGCGACGAGCGACAGCATTGAGGAGGCCATTGAAAAGGGCGGTTCGGCAACGATAGCCATGCGGTTGAGCAAGCGCGAAGTAAAAAAGATGGCAAAGGATGGCGAGTTTAACAAGGATACCGCTGAACAGTTTTTGAAAGGTTTCGGTGGTGGCGAAAGCACCATGCTGCGGAATACAAAAAAAGAAATGGCATCCGAGGCTGGCATCAGGGTTAGCGGTTCTGGTAAAAAATTCGCGCTGGTATTTCAGACATGGACCAAAATTAAAATATCCGGTGAGTATCGGCTTTGCAAAACCTATTATGGAAACAGCAAAACTATTCTTGGCTGTTCGCTGAATCCCTATTGGAATGACCGGGTGCCGATTTTGTCCGTGCCGGTGAATAAACAGGCCGGGGTGTTTAAGGGTGTGTCATTGTTGAAAAAATGCGCGGCTCTTCAGTATGCGGCGAATGACGCGGTTAACGAAGGCATGGACAGCGCGGCTTATTCTTTATTGCCTATCGTGATGACTGACCCTGAAAAAAACCCGCGTGTCGGTTCGATGGTGATGAATCTGGCGGCGATATGGGAAACCAATCCGAACGACACAAAGTTTGTGACGTTCCCTCAATTGTGGAAGGATGCTTTTGAAATTGTATCCTCGGCTAAAAATGAAATATTCCAGGCGCTTTCGGTTAATCCGGCCATGTTGCCGAGCGGGAATAATACCAAGAAGAAAAATCAGGCCGAGGTTGCTAACGAACAGCAGGTTGATTTATTGACCACGGCGGATGCGGTGACAATTCTCGAAGAGGGTATTTTGACGCCGTTGCTTGAGAGGTTTTTTGAATATGACCATCAATTCAGAACCGAAGCCGTGACGGTTAGAAAATACGGCGAGCTTGGCATAGCGGCATCGATGGAAACGATACCTCCCATTCAAATGGACAATCGTTATCATTTCAAATGGCTTGGGGTTGAGGCGGCAAGAAACGCACAGCAATTACAGCAGCAGATTGCGTTTATGAACGTACTGCGCGGCATTCCGCCACAGCTTTACGAAGGCTACAAGCTCGACATGGTGCCATTGATTGAGTACGCAACGCAGAATATTTATGGTCCGCGCCTTGCTCCCAAGATATTCAAGAACATGAAATCCCAATTAAGCCTTGATCCGAAGATTGAAAATACGCTTCTCGATCAGGGATTTCCGGTGGAGGTTCATACGATGGATGATGACAAGGCCCATATTCAGGTTCACATGCAGGATTTGGAAAGCGGCGATCCAACAGGGCAGAAGAGGGTTCATATCCAGAAGCACCAACAGCAGATGGTGAATAAGCAGGAAGCTGTTCTACAACAACAACTTGGCCAAGGTAAGGGTATGACTGCGCCGGGGACTCCCGGAGGTGGAGGTAAGCCGGGAATTGCCGGTGTGCCAAGGCCGGGAAGCCAGCCTGCTCAACCGGCAAATTTGAAGCAACCACAGGGTGCTGTTCATCCCGACATGATGACGGGGACGATGCCGAGAAAAATGTAGGACCGAAGGTAGATATTGACAAGAAGGGGTGAATAGGAATAAATTCCTATTTAATGTTTATATACTAAACTCATGTTGATGATGGTGATGAGAAAAACCCTAATCAACGAGCGGATATTATGGATCGTGAAGATCAGCGCGAAAATCAGGAAGAACACCAAGCGCCGGGGTCGTTGTCCGAAGCAGACGGGCTGGACGAAGATAATACCGAGAGCAATCTATTGGAGGATAAAGAGCATTCTTCTGAAGAGGAAGAAGGCGAAGGCAGAGGCGGCTCTTCAGGAATGGATAGAGGCACGGGAAGCGAGGGACGGGGAACAGCGTCTGGCTCGCGTGTTGATCGCGTGCAAGAAGCAATCCGAAGGGCGGAAGAAGCAACATATCGCGCTGAAGCCGCCGAGCGCCGCTTACGAGAGCAGACATCCGCCGAAACGGCGCGGCTCTCACAAGCTGAACGTCAGGCCAAACTAGAATCCATGACCCCGGAAGAGCGTTTGTCGTTTATGGCAAACGAAGCAATGGCGCGTGTTGATTTTGAAGCGCGGAAGGCTCAGTTCGTTTCTCAGGATTTGGCGGATAAGGCTGAATTTCTTAATCGCATTTCGACAAAGCCGAATTTGATCGCACTTTCATCGACGGTTGAGCAAAAGCTGGCTGATCTTCGTAAGAACGGCTCGAATGTAACTCGTGAAACCATGCTGAAATATGTTCTTGGCGAACGCGCTTATGCGGCAGCAGTTAAGGGAGCTTCGACAAAACAAAAAAATCGCGGTGCTGAAAATGTGGCTCGCGCTACGACTTCAGCCACGTCTGCAAAGACAAGCATGAACGGGACCGGAAAGAAATCGTCGGATACGGCGAGGGCAAGATTAGAAGGCATATCGTTTTAACCCACGGAGGCTAAGTTGGCTGTAAATCAATCAAGTTCATTCTCTTCTGACATTGTTGCTTACATAGCTGAAGAGACATTACCGCTCGCTCGCAAGCAGCTTGTTGCCTATCAGTTTGGTGATCCTCTGAAACTTCCAGAAGGACGCGGAACGACATATACGGCAACCCGTTATCTCCGTGTTCCTTTGCCTTTCGCACCCTTGTCTGAAGGTGTGCCACCTGTTGGCGAGCAGATGACGATCAATCAGGTCAGCGCCACGGCTTTGCAGTGGGGTGATAAGATTACGATTACCGATGTTGCGGAGATGACGATCTATCATCCGCTTTTCAAAACCGGCATGGAATTGATGGGCTTGCAGGTTGCTGAAACTCTGGAACGCAATACATTCAACACGCTTATGTCGGGGACACAGGTTAATTATGCGAACGGCGCAGGGTCACGCGCCGCTTTGACGACATCGGACCCAATGACGCCACATGAAGTTAACCGCGTTGTGGGTGCGTTGCTTACCGAAGGCGCGCCGCGCTTTATGGGCGACGAGCAGACCGATGAAAAGATTGACGCTGAATCAGGCGGTGCGCGCGCTTCAGATAGTCCGCGCAAGATGCCACACTTCACTTCGATCATGCACCCGCTTGTTGTTGAGGACATGCGTGAAAACAGCACGATTGTAACGGCATGGTCCTATTCGGACATCAACCGGCTTTATAATTCAGAGCTTGGTGAATGGGGTGGCGTCCGGTTTTGCGTTTCCAACATGGTCCCGTCATGGACGGGGATTGCTAACAACGCCGGAGGCCTTACCTACACGCCGGAAACCACAGGCGGTTCTCTTGCGTCGAACACTTATTATATCATTGTAACTGGCACGGATTCCAATAATTATGGCGAGAGCCAGATTTATCAGGTATCGGGCGCTCAGGTTGTCACTGGCCCTAACGGCTCAATTCAGGTTTTGACACCATCGACCACCGGATATACCTATAGTGTATATATCGGCACAACGACCTCTCCTGTAAATCTTGGTTTATCTACTGCCGGTCCTACTTCCGGTCCACAGCAAGGTCAGGCTACGCAGCTTCCTCCCGCGACGACCGTGACGATTACAGGCATCGGTGTATCACAGACTCCTCCCGGTGCTCCCGGCACTGGCTACACTGTAT